GCTGGTCCCAGATCGTCCTCTAAAATATAGTTGACTACATCATCCGAGATGCCAAACGCAGCAACGGAATTACCCGCTGCCTGTAACTCTTCATTAGTAATGCCAAGCTGGACAGCTCGCTGCGAGTAGGTAGATACCTTCTCGTTCAAAGCCTCCTGCTGTTTCATTACCTGCTCTTGTTGCAAACGCTGTGCTTCCTGTTGTTGGAAGCGCTGCTGTGCATCAAATGCAGCCTGTCTAGCTATGGCTTCATCGCGCATTCGGAGCTGTTGCTGATACTCCTGATCACTCAGGGCATACGGGTCCGGCTCCTTCGGCACGTTTGGCCTTTCCTGCTTTGGCATCTGCTGCTCAAGGCTTGATAAACGCTGTTTTAGCTCTTCAGCTTCTCGCTCTTTTTCCCTGAGCTTGAAAACTTTCTCAGCTATAGCTTTATCAAACGCCTCTTGCTGCCTATCGTCAAAGACAGGTTTGGTTTGTTTTTCCTGAGCCTCCTCAGTATCCGGTGATGATTCGGAGCCAGTTTCCTGACCTTCGGTTTCTACGTCTTCAAGCTCTATTTCAGCCTCATCGACAATATCTTCCTGTTCCATCTTACCTTCCGTAAATGCCGTCAAATAAACGGTGACGTTCCGTGCCTCCAAGTAAGCGTGGAGTTCGCTGTAGCCTAACTATACCACATATTGTGCTTTTGCAAGCAATTATTGCAAATGCACTTGTTTAACACTTTCGTATACTTTGTTATACTCACTCAATGGATGACTTAATTAAAAAGTATTTTGACTGTTTCGGACACCTTGATTTTGAAGGTATTTTAACCGCAGAAGAGATATTCGAATCTGGCAGCTTTACTGAACACGAATCTATTTTAATCCACGAGATTCTAAGTTCCGATATACACCTTCCAGCCATTGTTCATTAGCCATTTGATAATCTTGAGCCGATCCTGATGTCTGAAAAGACCTGTACGGGTCATGCCTGCCAGCTCTTGCCGCTATTGGGTCAGGATACATAACATCATAAGGAACCATTGGTTCCGTTATTGCAATTCCGCCTTGACTCGGAATAATCGTGTTGTAAGACCTATTCAGAGTTGGATCAACAACCATGTCAGATGGATTTATATCCGTTGATACCATAGCCCTAGCACCGCTCATGCCTTTGGGCATATTCATCATTTCTTGCTCATTGACAACAGAGTAAATGTCATTTGGTATTGGGAACCCTGATTTCTGAAAAGCTGGTTTGTTTAATATTGCATCTCCCATAAAGGCTTTACGCTTGTTTCCTGCTGAAGCAGTAGGAGAATCTGTTGTCAGCCATTCCAATAGCTGCTCCGGTGATTCATAACCGGGCCAACTTTCTGGTATTCCTTTCAGGTCTTTGTTATTTGGATTTAAATTGGCAATAGCCGAGTCCAGCATAACAGCCTGATCTCTGGTCAAATCACCTTGTTGCTTTATCATGTTGACAGCAATTTGAGACGGCGGCACAGAAAAATTAGAGCCGGGATTTGCCATTGCTGTGTACATCAATACTGGGTCTTGCTGCGTCTCTTCTCGCACACGATTAACGTGAGCTTGCTTGCTTCTAGCAGCGCCGCCCATGCTCATCCAGTTACCATATCTGTCTAAATGCTGCGGGCCTCCTTCTACCAGCACTGGATCAATGTCGATTCCAGATACTCTATCAACTTCTCCGTAAATTGTTTTGTCAGCAGGCAAAATCACCAGAGGCTTTCCTAGCAAGTCTTCGTAAGTCGCAGATTGCATAAACAAATTGTCAGGCTGAGTATATCTACCGCCCAGCAGTCGAGCCTGTTCCCGCATTGCAAAGTCTGGATCAGTTTCGTATCTGTTTACTAGACCGCGATACGATCCTTTTGCAATATTTTCTGGTCTTGACTGTAAGTCAGTCGCAGCCATTAGCGGGTTAGTGCTGTAACCTTTTTCGTTCCTAAAATCTCTGGGCGGTGTTTCAACAATCCTGCCAGCCTCAGCGGTCTGTACTACCGGCCCGTAATCGCTTCTTGTCGGGACATCGATGTAACTTCTTAGGCTGGTTTCACTTGCCTTTATACCTTTTGCAGCAGCGTCTCCTAAAATTGGCAACATTCCAGCAGCCAAAGCCGTGGTGTCTATAGCAGTGCCTATCAGATCACCAGAGCCAATGGATTGACGCAGGTCTCCTACGCCAACGGCATCGCCTACGCCGGGAATGAAGTCCATCGCTCCTACCGCAGTATCTACTAGCTGGCCTGTGCGATAACCTTCTCTGCCTGCAATATTGCTACCGCCAAAGAAGTCATTTAGAGCTGATCTTGCGGTCTCTCTGAACGCAGGATTGAACGGATTGTATGACGTAGGCGCAGCCTCATAACCCAAGTTTCTTGGATTGGTGTTTAGCCCTCGGCGATTAGCCTCTAGTTGTGCAAGCTCTTGGTCCGTTCTAGCCATTGTTGACGACTCTCATCAGCTCAGCGTCAGACATCATAGCCATCCGGGCCTTGCGCTCCTGCTCATCCATCATATCGGTCATCTGCTCTTGGTTGTCTAGCTGATCACCAAATGCCTTGATGTTGGTGTGGTCTATTGTTGCGCCAGCCTTCTCAGCCTCTACCTGCGCCTTTATGCGATTGGTTTGGGCGTTGAAGACATCAACTTGCGTCTTGGCTTGCTCGGCTACCAGCTCGTTTTGATCGTTCTGGGCTTGCAGCTGTATCCTCAAGGTGTCGTTCTGCACCTTCTGTGCGTCTATCTGGGCCTTCATCATGTCAGCCTGAGCCTTCATCTGCTCTGCCTGCGCGAGCACCATTGCGGGATCAGGAGCCTGTTGTTGTCCCTGCGCCTGCATCTTAGCGGCCATCTCTTGCAGCTCTTCCTCGGTCATCTGGGATTGCGGGATCAATCCGGCAGCAATCATCTGTATCCGCTTGCGCTCTGCAATCTGTGATGCTGCAGGTGTGGCTATATTCTGCAGAAGCAAATCACCAGCGATCTGCATCAGGCTTGGATCAGTCTGAGCCAGCGTTGTGATTGCTTCGATGGTCTCCTGCTGACGGTTGCGGAAGCTAGGTCCAGCCCGACAGGTAACGTCATAGGTTCCAACCTGCAGATCATTGACGGTGACAATCTCGCCTGTGGCGTTGTCGATCACCTTCTGATTGATAGGCACCATATCGTAGGACTCATCCTCGCGGAGTATCCTGACCTGACGCTCTGTGTCGTAGACCATTGGTATAGCATCCTTTAGGAGCCTTCCTGTAGCCGCTACCGCAATCTCTAGGCCGCGACTGTACTTCATCGTGCTATTGGTTCCACGGTCCTGCAACTGCTTGATAGCAACGCCAGACTGTAGACCGGGATTGTCTCCCATATTCGCAGCGAACATACCAGCCGTCTGGCCTATGATTGCTCGCATAGACTCAGATATCCGCGCTAGTCCGGGATTGACCTGACTTCCTCCCTGCTGCTGTGGCACGGCAGGTGACTCTGGGTCTACGTTGTAGAATTGTACGGGATCAGCGTTGGTGTTTAGCGTTTGGAGCTGCTTCTCATGCCCTGAAGCCTGAGCCATTGTCATCCAATACTTGGCCCTCGGAGCAAGCGCACCTTCCTCTATCTCACGGGATACGCTGTAGTTCATCACCCGCTGCGGATCAAGCAGCTTCTCAACTACTCCCCAGTAGATTGTCTTGTTCTCGAATATCTTGAAGTTGGCGTAAGCTGGTACCACAGGAATTCGGCAAAATACGGTCTCTTTCTTGTCTTCTAAGAAGTCTTTCGCATCAAAGAACCGTGAGCAAACATAGTGCTTCTTGCGGGTCCGGCGCTTTGCCTCAGTTACACCAATGGCTGCAAGATCATCTACAACCTTCTCAAAGTCTTCATTAACCTCATGCACCTGACCGTTCGACATCATGACCAGCTCGCGGTCTTCTGACTCAAGATAAAGAAACTCACCAACCACAATGCACTCAGCCTTGTCGTAGTATGCTTCGCCTTCCCGGTCATCATCTACGCTTTCACCAGAGCCTTCAGGGAATCTGGCCTCGTACTCATCCTTCGCCATTGCGTGAAGCACGAAGGCATAACGACTGTCGGACTTATCCTGATTCTCTGCTGCGGGATCAAACCACACCCGATCTACAAAGTTTCCTATGTGCTCAATAGCTAGGTCTTGGTCGAAACTATTGTCATCAACGTATTTCTGGACCACGCGCCAGCCATCCATCCCGCCGATCACCATATTGCGAGCGCACTGGGCATAAGTAGTCTTGGCATTAGACATCTGCTCAATGTTGCGGATGATGCCGTCATAGGCAACGGCAAGGTCTTTAGTTGCATCGCCTCCAGCTGGAGATACTCGGATGTCGTAGTCGGATTGCTCTATCTCAGAGGCAACCTGATCCACTATGGGATTAACCATATCGAACGTATAGCGCGGCTTGGCTTCGTTAGAGTTCCACCAGTACGGCTCCCACTGACCATCACGCTTATCTAAGAACAAATGAGCTTCTCTGACGCGCTCACGGTTGTCCTTGTCTGCTTGCTGGCACTTATCCAGCAGCTCGATAACGTCCTGATGCTCCTCGTAATCTGCTTTGTAGGCAAGATCGTCCTCAGTCGCACCGCGATCCTCTAGCTCTTTGCCATCATCATAACTAGCCATAATTCTTCCATCCTGAGAAATTTATCTCTACAGGTTTCACATTTTTAAGTTTTGGCGAGTGCATAGACATCATCAAAGCATCGCCCATATTCGGAGAAGGTATTGAATACGGCTTCTTCGCCATTTCTATCTTGCTCAGTATCTGGATTTTACCAGAGTTTGAGCGCTTCAACGGAATTCTGCAAACCTCAGAGCGCAACTGCTCAATGCTATTAATGTCTGATGACAGGCTAATCAGCTCTTCTGGATTGATGTACTGGCCCTTCACCACAGCCCGATACGTTGCCTCAAACCTATCCCGTAAAGTCCACCACATTTGGGCACGTTTGTTAAAGAAGGTTTCTTTATTAGTCTTTGCTCTCTGGCTTCCACCTAACGTGTATGGCATCTCTGGGTCATAAGGCGACTCGGAACCCTTGAACATGTGATACTCCATCTTCTTGCCTTCAAGCGCCTGATCTACTTGTCGCTTGAGGCTTATCCCAAGACCGTCACAGTCCCAGATGAAGTGGTCTGCCTGAGCTGCTACTGCCTTGTCCAAGGCCCAGTCCATACCCTCATTGGCATCACCTGTTAAGTTTTCACACACATCCAGAATGACGTTGCCGTGGCGCAGCGCGTAACCCTTACTGTCACCGCCCTCATCCGATGGATCGTGCGAAGCAAGCAAAGCACCCTCTGGCTTCCATCCCAGCTTCTTGTGCGCGTCTATCGCGGCATCAAACCAGTCAGGCTCTATGATACTGTCCTGCACCGTATCTAAGTGCTTGCCTTCCCAGATGTGCTCGTACATAGCTCTGGGTAGGTTCTGCCGATCATGTATCCGCTCCTGTTCTAGCGGAGTCTTCACAAACCACGGGTTATCTTCGTAGTTCATCCTTATCACTAGGTGCATATCGTCTTCATATATCCCATCACGGTTGAGCTGCTTCTCGAAAGGCTTAATAAATCTCTCAGAGAAAGCATCAGTGCTGGACCGTGGATTACCCGACAGCCATATCTGACTGCCCTGCTCTCGGAGAGTAGGAGTTAAAGCCTTGAGACTATCGAAAGATATTGTCTGCGCTTCCTCAACCCAGAACAGGTTGAATCCGAACATCGACTTGACCGCCTCCACGTTGCGAGCCAAACCTCTGAATTTAAAGCTAGGTTCACCGTTGAAGAGTATTTGATTGTTCTGGACCTCAAAGTCCTCAAGCCCGTAGCTCTCTATCTGCGAGGCCAGCAGGCTGTGTACCGAGTCATCAATGGAGTTCTGAAACTCTCGGAAGGCTCCGATCTTCTGGCCGCGCAGTGCCTTTAGAAGACACAGGGATGCTAGGCCATAGCTTTTGCCGCTGCCTCTGCCGCCGTAGACCACAATGAAGCGTTGTTTAGCCTCAAGCACTGGTAACAGCTTTGGAGCGATCTGCAGATTCAGTCTAGGTCTCCCGGATTCACTACCTCAATGGTAACGTGGTAGTCCTTCTCAATCGGCCTTCCCTCTGGGCCTGATATCTCCTGACGGCTCTTCTCGGTCCATCCCATCCTTTGAGACAGCCAGAGCTTCATGCTTGGATGATCGCCTTCCATCGCCTTGTCATAGAGCTTCTCAACCATAATTATCCCGGCTCTGGTCAGGCCACGCTTATAACTATCAGAAACTCTGCTATCCCGCTTCATTATTTCCTTTAACGTGTTGACGCTAATACAGAAATAATCCGCAAGCTGCTGTTGCGTTAATGATGGTGCAAGCCTTTCAACCTCGGCTACCTCATCATCGGTAAATACTTTCTCTGGTCGCGCCATTAGAGAAACTCTTGCTGTGTCTCTGGGATAATTGTCTGAGCTATGCCAGCCTCAGTTCGATTATGCCTACGGGCCATAGCCTCCATGTAGGCTTTGTGATCCTTGTGCCTGATGCGCTCTCCTGATCTCTTTGCGCTTTGATATATCGCAATGAGAAAATCATCATCTTCCTGTGTTTTCTTCAGAAGATAATGCGGATCAGCGTCAAATTCTTTACTGTCTTCAAACAGCGCACTTGCATTTAGACCTATGGATTCTACCACACTATCACCTTTAGCGCCGCAGGCAAAGCAATACATCAGCAGCTTTCTGTCCTTCACGCTGACGGTCATGCTGGGATTCTTGTCATCGTGAACCGGGCAACAGGCAGTCCAGCTCTCTTCTCCGCGCCGTCTTACCTTGTCCAGACGGTCTAATACTTGGTCATACCACATTCGTTTCTATCGCCTCCTACGCGGCCTGAGCCGCGCTTGATAATACAGTTGCTTTGGATGGACGCTTGAAGAAGCCAAACTTAGAATCTTTGTCTGACTGCGTGACTGCCGCAGTAAACTGGATGCGATCATTGCGGTTAGCATCAAGGCTTGATGGCACTGTTCCCCAGACGCGGAAGCCACGGTCATCCTGAACAAGCATCTTGAGAGTGCTGCCGTAGTAGCTCTCCTGCCATTTCATTGCAAGCAAAGTGCCAGTAATAACCAGACGGCCTTCAGGAACATCTTCTCCTTCCGCGTGGACCGCATCGCGCTCAGCAAGCTCTTGCTCTGTCTTTTCCTGAGCCAGACGCTGCAGCTTGTAGATGTCGCCCATGAGGTAATCCTCAATCGCTTCGATTAAGTCCTTTGGGCATTTGCTGACGTAAACGTAGCAAAGCGTACCGGAACCGCCTTCATAATGCGCTCCAGTGCCTACGCCGATAAGTTTCTTCTGCACCTGCGGCAAAGCGTTAAAATGGCTGATGAAATCTTCAGCACGGTCTACAGGAACGTCTGTAATTCTATGGTCCTGTGAAAATGCGCCAAGCTTATGGCTCGCGTGATCTTCGTCCTCCGGCCACGGCAGAAATTGACCTTTCAAGTAAACATTGCTGCCTTCGTCAGTTTCCCAACGGTAGCCTTCGATAGGCGCGTGGAATCCGGCGCTGGATATGTTTGGCTCAATGCCATCATTCCGCTCTGCCGCCACACGCGCAAGACGGGTCTGATATGCCTTGATGCCGCGCTCACGGGCAGCTTCATAGTCTTCGATACGCTGACCTAACCAGTTGTAGAATTGCTCGCTCATTCGTTTTTCTCCTCAAAGGAGCAGCACCGCGCCGCTCTATGGTTCCCATTCTACTGGCATATCACACAGAGTCAACACTTTTTCACACTTTCACCAAAATAAGTTAAAAAGCCCGTGCGTGGGCCAGTCGGTCAGATCACAAGCTGGAGTTGCCACGAATTGGCGGTAGGCTTGCTCTGACTGCAGGTGTTTTTCGGGAGAAATCCAACGCACCGCCTGCTGACGCTCATTTGTCACGCCTGTGGGCGTAACGTATGTTCCTAGAAGTAATCCATCTTACAGCCTCTGGTAGCGGCTCCTTTTCTACCTGCTTGAGACCATTGGGCGCACAGCTCATAGCCTCGATGTATTTATGATAGGCCCAGCCGTGCTTGTAGTTCTGTTGCTTGGCATACCACAGGAAGCTGCTGTACCACGCCTGCTTGTCCTCTTTTGTCAGTGTGGCTCTTCTCTGGGCCGCTGGTGACATATTCTTAGCCTTCACCAGCATCTCGCCATTATCCTTGAGCACAGGCACATCGCTAGGCAAAACGTGTCCACAAGCCTTACAGCGCCTGCCTGTCATCGCACTACGGCATACTGGGCAAGGTCGGACTATTGGCTCTCGCTCCTCCTGCTTGGTCTGCTTCTTCTCGTCAAATCTGCGATCACCTGAATCCAGCTCATGCGGGATGATGTCTTCTGGAAAGCAATTGAAATGTTCAAGGTTACCAGCATGATCGAGCACCGTGGCCTTCTCCTTGCCGGGATGAATCCGCCAGCACCTTCCGATTCTTTGAATCCACGCAATGCGGCTCTTGGTCTTGTAGGCGTCAATGATGATCTCAATGCCAGTATCGTCAAAGCCTGTGTTGGTCAGCTTGGAGTTGACCAGAATCTTATAGTCTCCGCGCTTGAAGTCCTCAAAGATGTAGTTCTGTAGCTCACGATCCATATAGCCATCAACGTGGACGGCGATCTCAGAGCCGATCTCAGAGTTGAAACGCTCAACTAGGCTCTTGCTGTAGGCTATGGACGGAGCAAAGCACAGAGCGCGTCTGGTGAGCCCGTTGCTGTGCTTGACGTAGTTCTGCACGATATCGCCAGCCAGCGTGTCATCATCCAGCATCTTCTGGCCCAGAGCCTTCGGATCATAGTCGCTGCCTCCTGTGCTGAGCGCCTTTGTCTTGATGCCAGATGCGTCAACTGACCTGCCGACGTAATATTCTGTTGGCGTAAGCCAGCCTTCATCAATCAAGTCTCTTGGCGTACAAGTGACGATCAGATCATCGTACAAGCCTTCAGCGGCCATGCCTTTGCTGTACGGCGTAGCAGACAGGCCAATCCACGGTATGCCGGTTAAGCGCCTCATAAGCTCTGTCACGCCTTTGTAGAGCGTATGGCACTCATCTACTACTGCAATGTCAAAACCGAACCGCTTGCGTCTCAGAGCCGTCTGGATGCTTACAATCTGTATCTGCTTCCTCGGATCATAACGCGGGTCATCGCCCTGCATCACGCTGTAGCTGCAATTACAGCTATCGAAAACCTGCGTTGTTTGAGTCAGCAGCTTCAACCTGTCTACGAAAAACACAGCCCGATAGTCTGGATTGTGCTTGTTCTTCTCCACAGCGTTCATCAGGATGTAGGCCGCAATGTGCGTCTTGCCCATACTGCACGGCGCTGCCAATACCGGCCTCTTATGGCCTGACCGCAAGCTGGCGCGTAGTGCGTCAACTGCGGTCTTCTGGTGTGGCCTTAGCTCAATTGACACAGGCGCTACCGCATCTATAAGTTGGCTTCCACGGCTCGCAATGCTCAGATCCTGCCGGAATGCCTACATAGTCATGCCCTGTCGCTTCCCACGCTTTGCGTCCTTGACAAGCATCGCTGTAGTAGGGATCTGTCGAGAATATTCCGTTTAACAGCATTATGAGCATAAACATAAACAGAATTGTGGTTGCTGCTGCGTACAGGCTTTCTTTTACTATCTTCATTATTGAGCCTCCGCGATCTTCTGAATTTCGTCACGGGTCATTTTATCAACAGCTTCCTGCATTATCTTGCGAGCAAACTGAGCGCTGTCGAGCGAACCGCTATTCATGAATGACAT